AGCCAAGGAATACGAAAAACTAATTAAAACACTAATATGACCAAGGAAACTGCCGAGAAACACGCAATAAGAGATTACCTACGACTGAATGGGTGGTTTGTATATCACAATCTTGCCGGTCTTGGTTGTTATGCCGGACTTGCTGACCTGACTGCATTACGTAATGGTGTCGTTGTACAGATAGAAGTTAAAACGCCGAAAGGAAAACAATCAGATAAACAGATTATATTTGCAAAAGAGTGGAAAGACCGAGGTGGATATTACGTCATTGGTGATTTTGAAATAGTCAAGTCTTTTGTAGAGGTGTTTTATGGAAAAAATTAAACCGAACAGAATAGGTAAAAAACAAATATGCGAGCAATGTGGTGTGGCGTTTATAACGTATAAAAATTGTTATTCAAGAATACCACGGTTCTGTACTCGTCAATGTTATGGTTTGTCAATCGCAAAAATGAAAAATTGTTTTGAATGTGATAAACAGTTTTACAATTATAAAAATAGTATGTTTTGTTCAATGAAGTGTATGGGTGGTTTTAGAAAGGGTGTTCCACTAACCAAACAACATAGGGAAGCACTTGCCGAAGCAAAACGAGGAAAACCGATACCACATTTACATAATGAAATTATCAGGGCGAAACAAAGTAAAACAACAAAAGGACGACCTCAACCGTGGAATTGGGGTAAAAACCATTGGTATTGGAAAGGTGGGTATTCAAAAACAGCACAAGGATATAAAATGAAATTACTAAAATCAGGAAGTAAAAAACGCAAAATGCACCACAGGTTTGTTATGGAAGAATATCTTGGTCGTGAATTATATTATAAACGTGGTGACTCAAACTCGGAAGTAGTTCACCATATCAACGGAATAAAAACTGACAACCGAATTGAAAATCTTCAAGTTATGTCACCGTCGGAACATACTAAATTACATATGCAACAAAAATATGCTTAATTGGAATACGCAAAAACGTAAAGTCAATGACCTCATACCGGATAAACAAAATCCACGTCAAATGACGAGAACACAAAAAGAACAATTACAGCGTTCTATTGAAAAGTTTGATTTAGTTGAGATACCGGCAATAGACGCCGACAATAAAGTTCTTGCCGGACATCAACGTTTGGCAATTTTGAAACTTCTTGGTCGTGGTAATGAAGTAATTGATGTTCGTGTTCCTGATAGGAAATTGACTAATGAAGAATATAAGGAGTACCAAATCAGGTCTAATAAAACAACAGGTGGTTGGAACTTTGACGCACTTGCAAACAATTTTGATATGGATATGCTTATGGATTTAGATTTCACCGAAATGGACTTGGGACTGAAGTTTCCTGATATTGATGAAGACGATTTTGATGAAGTGAAGTTTATATCAAAAGAACCTATTACAAAATATGGTGATATTATTGAATTGGGTCGTCACCGTCTTATGTGTGGTGACGCTACAAATAAAGAAGACGTAGAAAAACTGATGAACGGTAAAAAGGCAGATATGGTTTTTACTGACCCACCTTATGGCATAGATTATCAAGATGTAAAGGGTAAATATAAAAAAATAAAAGGCGATAAAGATACAGATTTATTTACATTACTTTATAATAGTTTATTATATAATGTACCTCTTTATGTTTGCTGTAATTGGAAATCTTATACTGAATTTGAAAAAGTGATGATTGCAAATGATAGACGACCTAAGGCGTGTATTGTTTGGGATAAAGGTTCTCGTATTCAAAATCTTGATAAGTTTGCAAAACAGCACGAGTTTATACTTTATTGGGGAAAGTTTGGTGGTTGTAAAACTGTTGATACTGATATTTGGTTAATAAAAAGACAAACAACTGAAGAACATCCGACTTCCAAACCTATTGCCTTATGTTCAAAAGCAATTCGTTATAGTTCAAAACAAGGTGATATTGTTCTCGATTTATTCGGTGGTTCCGGTTCAACACTAATTGCTTCAGAACAGACCGGTCGTACTTGTTATATGCTTGAATTAGACCCTGTATATTGTGATGTCATTCGGAAACGATACGAGGAATATATTAAAAAAAGCGAAAGCAATACTGATATAGTATTATAGACGTTCTAATGTTCTTATCGGAAAAGAAAAAAAAAGAAAAAAAAATAGTCCGAAATGAACTTTATGCACCGGACGTTCTAATAGAGTAAGGTGAAAAAAAGGGCGTGTCAAGTGTTAATAAAGTGTGGATAAAAAGAAGTGCTGATGTTAGCGATAAACAAAGGGTATATTGATGATAATGGCGAAAGATTGTAGTATTAAGAAGAACGAAAATAAACGAATATATGATAGTCACAGAAGAACGCAAGACATATTACAAAACTTTGATACGACGTATCTTGGTTCGTGACGGTGACGCTTCCGGAACTGAAATACAAGAAGTCCTTAAAACACAAAAGGTTCCTATTGAACTTGGATATGATTATGTACTGTCATTGGTAAAAGAAATTGATATTGAACGTGCCAAGAAAGCAAACAAACTATTACTGAAAGACGTATTGATTAAGTTTATGGAAAGGATAAAAGAAACCGATAAGTATCTATGGCAAATCTTATCTGATGAAGAAGCAACCAATGTTGATAAAACACGTGCTACTGCTGAACTTCGTAAGAATTGGGAAAGTATGATGAACGTAATGTTTGACGCCGGTATCTTTGATAGGAAGATTGGTGATGTGAAGTTTGATATGAACCAAGTGTTTGACGCAGTACATCAACTTGAAGAAGCCGAAAAGAACAAAAAGAAATGAGTGATGATTTTGAAATCACAATTGCCAAGGTGAAGCACGCACGTGCGTCATTCCGGTACTTCACACAAGAAGTCTTTTCACGTTCGTCAGACATAATGAAGAATGGTGAATGGACCGGTGGTGATTACATAGACGATATATGTAATTGGCTTCAAGACAATCCAACTACCATACGTGTATCTGCACGTGACCATTTCAAATCAATGTCGTTATATGCGTATATAATGTGGTTATTCTTCCGAAACCCACATAAGTCAATTGAGGTACAGTATTTTTCATACAACGGTAAAATGGCGTCATACCACGTCGGTAAAATCAAGACAGCGATATTATGCAATCCGTACTTCGCACAAGTCATAGATAAGAAGCAACAAGCCGACAGCGTGATTGCCTTTTCGTTTGACGGTAAGTCTTCCTTTGACGTCACGCCACGTGGTCTTATGGAGTTCAAACGTGGAGTACACGCACCGTACATATTCGTTGACGACCCTATGCAAGACCCTGAAAACAAATTAGTACCGACAAAGATTATCCGTATCAACGACATTATGACAACGCAGATATTAGATATGTACCAGAACGAATTGCATATCGCCGGAACAGCACAGACCAATGGTGACTTTTACTTTGACCCTGACTTCACTACACGTTTTAGTGTTCGGATACTACCGGCAGAAAAAGACGCAAAGACAAAAACAGTCTTATGGAAAGAATGGATTGATTGGGACGGACTGATGATGAAGAAGAAAGAACGTGGTGAAAAGATTTACAATCAGGAATATCTATGTTCACCGGTGTATTCAGAAGAAGCGTATGTCAATCCTGAACAGTACGACCTATGCGTCAATCAAAGTCTGCCGAATTGGGATATGAACAAGTACGTCAAAGACGACAGCGACGTTGTTGGTGGGTTAGACATAGGAAAGAAAGCACACCCTAGTCATTTGGCGATATTCAAGAAGACCGGTGACAAGTGGATACAGTTGCATAGTAAGTGGTTTGACCAATGGGATTACACAGACCAAGTGCAATACCTACAACAAGCAATAGAGAAGTTTGGAATGTACATTGTACCGTATGACGCAACAAGAGGTGAGTTTGAAGCGTTAGACGAACAGGGTGAACTACCGGCAGAAATGGAACCGTTTGTATTTACATTCAAAAAGAAGCACAGTCTTGCGACCAATATGGATAAGGCAATACTGAACAAAGAAGTTGAGTTCTTACCGGAAGCAAGACAGCGTTCACAGATACTTTGCGTCAATAACGACCTACAAGCACCGGAAACAAAAGAGGGTCACGGTGACGCTTTCTGGTCGGTGTGTTTGGCATTATCCGAATATGAGGGTGGAAATGTAGATGTTTCCTTGATATAGTGGTATTATAATCGTATGAAAATAAAAGACAGAATATCAAAAGCGTATGCCGGTTTCCGTGGCAAACTAATATCAGACGGTCAATTACTTGACGACAGTTTTGGATTGGCAAATATATTCTCATTTGGTACAGAACCGAAACGAACAACAAGTGAGTTTCTAAAATCAGCAACCGGTTGGGTGTATGCTTGTGTGGACGCTATTGCAAAAGAAATCGGTAGTATCCAACTACACCTATTTGAAGTCAAGGGACAAGGTAATGTGAAAGAAGTTGACGACCACGACATACTGAACTTACTGCATAGAGCAAACGACAACACCACGAAGTTTGATTTATTCTATTTGACACAACAGTATCTTGACCTTACCGGTGAAGCACCTTGGTACTTACAATTTGAAAACGGAAAGCCGGTCAACATATTCCTTTTACGTCCTGACCGAATTACACCACTACCACCAAAGGAAGACGGACAAATCATTGGTGGATACACATACAAAGTGTTTGATGAGAAAGGTGGATACAAAGAAATCATACTTGAACCGATTGAGGTTATCTTCTTGAAGTATCCGGACCCTGACAAAGCGTTGCGTGGCAAAGGTTCATTGCAAGCAGTTATGCGTGCATATGACATAGACGAAACATCAGAACGATACAACTTGAAGTTCTTTCAGAATAGTGCGTCACCAAACGCAATCTTCTCAACCGATAAGAAACTCGGCAAAGAGAAACTGAACAAGTTGCGAAAAGATTTATCCAAGAAGTACGACGGTTGGGAAAACGCACACAAGACCGTGATATTAGAGGGTGGATTGAAGTACGACAAAATGGCACTCACACAAAAAGAAATGGACTTTATTGAAAGTATGAAGTTCACACGTGACAAGATACTTGCAATCTTCCGTGTACCGAAAACAGTTCTTGGAATAGTAGAAGACGTCAACCGGTCAAATGCCGAAGCGTCTGATTATGTATTCGCAAGTCGTACTATCAAACCGAAAATGCAAATGCTGATTGAACAGTTGAATGAGTTCCTTGTGCCATTGTTTGATGATAGTGGCAAAATCTTTTTAGACTATGACGACCCTGTACCTGAAAACATTGAATTGAAGTTGAAGCAATCACAGACCGGTGTACAAGCCGGATACCTGACTGTCAACGAAGCACGTGCCATTCAAGGGTATGATGAAATAGAGGGTGGTGACGAATTGAAACAACCATTCAGTTTTGGTGGTGAATTGTTAGAGGGCAAGAAAGTAAAGCGTGTGAAAAAGAAAACACCATACAGCAGAAACTTAAAACTATCCGGTGCCGGTAAACGACGACATACATTTATCAAAACAAAGGCGTTAGAGAAAGCAAAATACATTGTTGAGAAGCAAGTGAAGCAGATTGTTAAAACGCAACTTATGGAAAAGGCAAAAGCAAACAAGGCATTGCTTCACACACTTAAACAGAAAGCGTTCAGTAAGAAAGCGAAGACACGTGAACAAGAAGAAGACCTATTTCAACAAAAGCAATTACGTGTAGGTGCTGAAAATGAACCGGAGTACATACGCAAGTTGGTATCTATCTTCCGGTCACAGAAGAAGAAAGCATTAGACAATTGGAACAGTCAACAGAAAGCAGTTGGCGATAAGTACCTGTTGGACGAACAAGAAGAAATCGCAATCACCATAAACAAAATGACACCGGTTGAATTGAAAGTTATCGCCGAACAGTCCCTACTTGCATTTCAACTTCTTGGCATAGACGACAAACTATCCTTACGTGTACCGGCAGTACAGAAGTTCTTGGAAAAGCATATGTTCAAACTATCCAAAGACTTGACCAAGGAAACGAATAAACGTCTTGGTAAGATTATTTCTGACAGCGTACGAAACGGTGACGGTTCACTTGTAACATCACAGAAGATTGGCAACTTGTTTGAGGATATGGAAAAGCACCGTACATTACGTATTGCACGTACAGAAGTAAGTCAGGCAACAACATTCGCTACCGAAGAAAGTTATATCCAATCCGGTGTTGTAGAAGCGAAACGTTGGAAAGTCAATCCGAATGAGAACACTGACGACGCCTGTTATTCAATGAACGGTAAGATTATTGGTCTTGGTAGGAACTACTTCAAGAAAGGTGATAAGTTTGAAAACTTGCGATTAGATTATAGAGATATTGACGGACCACCATTGCACGCAAACTGTCAATGCTCATTGCTTCCTGTTGTGATTACATAGATTATTTAGTATACTTTGAACATATGGAATTAAAACACATACAAGCGACAGCAGAACGACAAAACGATAAGATTGTCTTCATTGCGTCTGATGAAACCAAAGACCGATATGGTGACAGTATTCCAATCCTTAATTGGGATTTGAAGCATTTCAAAAAAGCACCACGTTTACTTGTTGACCACGACCACCGAGTTGAAAAGATTGTAGGAAAAGCAACCAGTATCAAAGTTGATAAGAATAAGAAACAACTATTATTTCAACCGGTATTCCACGGTATCACCGAACTATCACGCCAAGTATCTGAAATGGTTGAAGCCGGACACCTTGATACGGTATCTGTTGGTTTCATACCACACCCACCTGACGATAAGACGAAAGGTACATTTGAGGGCAAGAATGAACTCATTGAGATATCATTTGTTACAGTACCGGCAAATCCAAACGCACAACAAATCAAATCACTTATTGAGAAAGAAGAAAAAGAAGAAGTGAAGAAAGACATTGACGATTACTTCGTACAGAAGTTCGCCGGTGAGGTGACCGTGAAAGCAACGGAAGTGCAAACGCTTATATTTTCAAAGAAAGAGTTCAGCAAAGACAAAGCAATTGAATGGGCGAAAGACCATACATTCAAACAAGATAAGATTGATGAAACAGAAACTTCATACCGATTGCGACAGTTCAATCCGGATATGTGTAATGAGGGTTCTGAACGTTCAATCAGTTTACAAAAAGGTGTACGTGCAGTTATCTGCAAACGGAATAAGAATGTTGACGCAGATACAGTTGTTGAACCGGAAGCAACACCTACTCAAAAAGAAACCAAATCTGACACCGTGCAAAAAAACCCAACACGGAAATCAGAAACTTCAAAGGGAAAGGGTTCAGGTCGTAGTCTTTCAAGCGACGCAAAACTACAATTAGCGTTGAAAAAGGCGAGTAAGATAATCAATCTTGCTTTACATATTCATAACAAAGAAAGTAAAAATAAAAATGTCTAAAAAAGTATTTGTTAATGGCAAATGGATAACTGTTGAGGACAAACACGTCAAAGCTGACGACGACAAAGAAACCGAGGAAGAAGAAACTACCACGGAAGAAACTGCTGAAGAAGCAGAAGAAACCGAGGAAGAAGAAACAACCGAGGAAGTATCTGACGACGAGCAGAAATCAATTGACGCTTCTGCAAATAAAATTGCGAAGTCTATACTGAAAGGTATGGGAAATCAAGTTGATAATGACGCAGTTTCAAAACTCAACAGTAAAGTTGACAAGTTATTGAGCAACCACGGACAGGACGATAAACTTACCAAGATTTTATCTGGTAAGGACGCTATCGCTGACGTTGACGAACTTACCAAGGAAGAAAAGATTGTCGCCTTTTGGCACGGTCTTGTCACCGGTAATGACGCAGTAGTGAAAGCACTATCCGAGGGAACCAATGCTGACGGTGGGTTCTTATTTCCAAACGAGTTCTTAAACGAACTTGTTGAGGAACTACCAAACATCAACGTAATGAGAAATCACGTTCGTATCATTCCAATGAAACGGAATGTAATGAATGTGACCAATCTTATTTCTGGTCCGGAAGTCACTTGGACTGCTGAAAATGTTGCGAAATCAACAACCACAGCACGGTTCAGTCAACTAACACTTACAGCGTTCAAAGTTGCGTCTATACTTTATTCTTCTGACGAACTGATTGAAGACAGCGATATATTTGATGTAGTTCAACTTATTATCAGATTATTCGCAGAAGCAATCGCAGAAGAAGAAGAAAGAACAATTTGGGTCGGTGACGGTAGCACACAACCACAGGGTATTGATACTGCCGGCACAATTGCCACGGTCGCTTCTGTTGGTCAAGACTTTGATGATTTAGTTCGGTTACATTATGCACTTCCACGGAAGTACAGAAATGGTGCGTCATTCTTTATGAATGATACAACTGCACAGAACATCAGGTTATTGAAAGACAGCAACAACAATTATATTTGGCAAGCAGAAGTTGCTTCCGGAAATAAGGTTGATACCGAGGGTCGTATCCTCGGCAAACCAGTTGTTGTTAGCGATTGGGTTCCTGACAATAGTATCTTCTTCGGTGATATGAAGAAGTGCTACTTCTTCGGCGATAGAAAGTCTATGGCAGTGAAGATTAGTCAAGATACAACCCAAGCGTTCACACAAGATATGACAGCAATTCGTGTTGTTGCTCGTGTCGGTGGAATTGTCGCACAACCTTTGGCGTGTCGTGAATTGACTGGCTTTTAAGTGATTACTTAATTGTGTTATTTAAGAGGGTGTATCCCTTACACCCTTTTGTAAAAACATAATGTATGGCAAGGTTAAACAGATTTCAAAAATGTAAAATGAAGAAACGTATTAAAAACGCTATTAGACGACTGCGTAAAAAAGTAAAAGTTGATAAAATAAACGTATGAATAAAACAGGATTACAAGTCAAAGGCGTCTTTCGCTTACAGATTACCGAAAAAGACGAAAAGACCGGTAAAAACAAAATTGTCGGTGATACAGGTTGGCGTAAAAATCAGGTCACAAATGTTGGTATTGACGCATACCTTGTTGACGCAATCATTAACAACTCACCTATCAACGTTTCCCATATGGCACTTGGTACTGGTTCTGCACCGGCTTCAAATGCAACGTCGCAAGACGGAGAAATCAACCATAATGCGAATGGTAGACAGTCAGTCACGACGTCAGTAATTTCTTCACGTACAGCACAGTTCACAGGGCAGTTCGCTTCTGCAAACTCATTCGTCACAGCGTCAGCAAACATTTCAAATATAGGATTGTGGAACACATCAACTACCGAGGGTGGAACACTATTCGCCGGAAACACATTTGCTTCTTCGGCACTTGCAACAAATCAAAACGTAAACGCTACTTATCAGATAAGGTTCACCTCAGCGTAATGTCTAAAACAAAAAAGGATATGCACATAGAGAAACTTTTGAAACAAAAAAGTGGTATTAAACTTGACCTTGCGTGTGGTGGTTCAAAACAAGACGGTTGGGTCGGAATGGATATACTTGACTTCAAAGGCGTTGATATTATCCACGACATAGAAACATATCCGTATCCACTACCGGACAATTCTTGTCAGGTTATTATGGCGTCACATATCATAGAACATATCAATCCGGCAAAGTTCGGCTTCGTTGATTTTATGAATGAGTGTTGGCGTATTATGCAACCGGACGGTGAAATGATTATCGCTACACCATACGCCGGTTCACAAGGTTATTATCAAGACCCTACACATTGCAATCCTTGTAATGAGATTACATTTACATACTTTGACCCACTATCACCCACCGGACTGTATCGTTTCTATACACCGAAACCTTGGAAGATTGCAGATAGTTTTTGGACGCCGAATGGCAACCTTGAAGTCAAACTTATTAAACGAAGAATAGATAAGTCATATGGAACAACCACCAAATAATAATCCGAACGAATGGACGAAGCGTGTACTTATCTTCACACCGACACGTGGAATGATACGTGCCGAATGGATACAGGCACGGTACGGTCAGATAATACCTACCAACTGGTCACACGTTGAGTTGGTGCAATATATCAATACTTATATTCCGATTGGATACTTACTTGCTGACGCACAGAACCTTATGGCAAAGGTTGTTGTTGACGGTGATTATGATTGGGTGATTTATCTTGAAGACGATAATATCATTCCGGCAAATACATTCGTGAAGTTCAATGACCTTATCCGTGAACACAAAGAACCGGTTGTATCCGGTGTGTACTTCACCAAAGGTTATCCGTCAGAACCACTT